GTCTGACGGTTGCGGTATCACCGCGGCGGCTGGGCGGTGAGAAGCATAAGTGCTCGCTAAATATATTGCAATCTGATATATAATAATCCGATGGCTCGCGAGATCAAAGCGGAAGTTAAGCGCCGATTAGTCGGCAAAACACAGGCTATTCTTGCGCGAGAGCTAGGCGTATCAGCGCTTACAGTGCATCAAGCCTTGCACGGCAAAGTGAATCCCTCACCCAAGCTTCTTAAGGCTTTGGGCTATCGCAAGGTCGTAGTGTACGAGAAGGTTGAGAGAGCGGCCCCGTGCGAGCCTGCTGTTAAGCCAAAGCCAGCCATTGGACTGTTCATTCCAGGTAATGAGGGCGCGCCTAGCTATAAACTCTCACCGCAGTTGGTGACGATCGCGCTCAAGTATCAGGTTGCGCCCGGAGTTGAGTGGCCGCGGTTCTTGGCTGCATTGCCTGATCCTACGGACTTGGAGGCTGAGTGGACGCAGTGGTGTCTAGATGCCCGCCAAACCGCTCCCAGAGCCCAAGGTAAGGCGATCGATGCTGAGCCAGCCTTAGAGGCATTGGGCGCACCTGGCGAGCTCTACAGCCATCTAAAGCCCATTCAGCGTGGACCTGATCATCGGCCTGCGCCCTTGATGGGGAATGTGCATCCCGTCATTCCTGAGGAGCCGAAGCCATGAGCATGGGTTTGACACAAGATGAAATCCTTTCTGGCCGCGCGTCAGAGGAAACTAATAAGCGCATAGATTTGAAACTGCGGGTCGAGGCTATTGAAAAGCGATTAGGTCTGATCTTAGGTCCTCCAATGTGTCAACACGGGATCATTCGAGGTCTTTGCAAGAAATGTGATATTTATCAATGACCGATCATCAACAACGCGTTCGCACGGTCATTCAAGCCATGTTTGGACTGGTCAAGCTTACGATGCTGTTCTCGGTTGTTTGGCTGCCTTGGGGGTGGGCAATCTACAAGGCTTTGCACGAATGACAGAAGCTCGATCACGCGCTCGAGCTGCCGCTCTCATGGTGAGGTTGAAAGATCTCGAAGAGCGATTGGAGAAGGTAGAGGCTAGGCTTACTCATCAAGAGTTCATCAGAGCGCTTGATCTACCGAAGGTCTTGAATGTGGGAACGGTTGGGATAGCATCCATCGATGGCAAAAGACCGCGCTAAAGCTCAGCTTCCCGCAAGCTATAACGGCAGCTTCTTCAAAAGCCTCGACATCGAGTCAGCGCTCACCCAGAACGTCCAAGACAGACTCACTCAACTAACTCGAGAGCTTGGCGGCGATGAAGTCATGACGAGCGTGCGAATGTCTCACGTGCGTAACTACATCGCTCTGGGAGTGCTGATCGAGGGAATACTGCATGAGGCTTTGCATGGCCGTGAATACGATGCAGGAGTGCTCACACAGCTCATCAACACCGAGACAGGCATCGGACGCATCCTGGGGATGGAAAGGCGTCCCAGAGCTTTGGATGGCGTTCAGGATCATCTCAGGAAGCGCCGTCCTAGCGAGTCCAGACAGTCCGCGGCAGAAAGTCGTTCCTTGGCAGCAGCTTGATTAGCCGAGTACGTAGAATGGATCAGCTTATGCTTACGCCGAACTGCGCATAATCGCCATTAAGTTAAATGGCAGCTATCAATGATATCAAGAGCTTAGCAAAATGGGATGGTCTGGCTGTCGTTCTTGGGATGGTTCGAGGCTTTCTGTCAGCTCAAAGGGGACCCTACTTCTGAGCCGCCTGGGCGGGAAAGGTTGGCCCTCCTTCTGAACCCTTTACCTCGTTCTGTGTATGCGTATGCACTGACCAGCTAGCTCCAGAGCAGCTTGGGAAGTACAAAGGGGACCCTATCTGCCAAACCGATTCCAGGAGTCCCTGTGAGCCTCAATCTCGTAGAGCTACCTCAGACTGACTTGCGGGACATAGCCTTGCAGATGAGGCGTATGGCGGACTGGGTAGAGAAGTCGGGACGCTCGGAGCTAAGCTGTATCTTCGTTCTGGGCAATGGTGATGGAAGTGTTAACGTTTACGGCTGGGGGACGCGCGTGAGTGCTTTGGAGGCTGCGGGGTGGCTTGCAAGAGCGCAAGCCAAGACCGCAGAGCCTGTCGAGCGGATTGGGACTGAGGCGGGATAAAGGAACTTTTTCTCGTGTCTGACACGCCGGAATCGATAAAGTGCCTGAACATTACAAAATCTTAATCTTTGGGAGAGCGCCATGACTGAAAGAACCGCGGGGGAGATTCTTCTCGCCCAACTCGAGTACGACTGTCAGGAAGCTAAGGAGGCAGTCATACGCGCGATAGAGTCAGGATCCGTATCCGACCAAGCCGAAGCCTTTGAGAACCTCTCCATGAGGACGGTACAGCGCTGGTGGCTTTCCCGCATGGTGAAGGAGCCCGAGAAGCCCTTAGATGCTGCCGAGCTACGCCAGAGGCAGCAGGACCGGGCGTCCTCGTATGCTCTGTGCGCTCAGATCATCAAAGCCCGATCCGGCCCCATCGACCCCGAATCGTTACAGGTCAGCGTCTTGGGTCTCTCAGCCGAGATCAATGCCATCTGGGCGGTGCTGATAGATTCAGCCTTGGTGACGCAGAACGACCGCCATAACTACATGGACGGCTCGGCAACCGAACTCTACGGCCGGGTTCAAGGGATGGCGGCCAAAATAGTCATGCCGGGCAGTAATGGATCAAAGCTCGCCACTTGAGCTCGGGGAGGCGATCCTAGGGTCTATTGAGGATCCGGAGCTATTCGGGGAGCATTTCCTTCCCCACGACACCTGGGGGCCGTGGAAGGTAGTGCTGAAGTGTTTGTTCGGCATTCCTCTTGAGGCGGGGGAGATGGAACTCTTCCAAGCCTCAACCGGCCGCACTACGCCATTCCAGAGCGCTCTCAGAGAAGCCTGGATCATGTGCGGCAGGCGTTCGGGGAAATCCAGAATCTTTGCCCTCATCGCGGTTTGCTTGGCGACCTTCAAGGACTACACGCCCTATCTCGCATTGGGTGAGCGGGCATTGATTGTGGTGATTGCGGTCGATAAGGAACAAGCCGGAGTGATCTTTGGTTATGCCCAGGCATTGATCGAACACACACCGATGCTCCGAAGGATGGTCGAGCGGCAGGACACAAGCTCCATCGATCTTAACAACCACGTCGCCATTGAGGTGCGGGTTGCAAGCTACCGCTCGGTCCGAGGCCGAACCCTTGCCGCAGCATTATGCGATGAAGTCGCCTTCTGGCGGGATGACACCTCGAAGAACCCTGCCGATGCCGTGATGCGCGCTCTGAGGCCGGGACTTGCGACTATCCCCGGTGCTCCCCTCTTGGTTGCATCCTCGGTCTATTCCAAGTTCGGGCTTCTTTACGATTCATTTGTGAAGTACTGGGGGCGGGAGAATTCAAACATCCTCGTGTGGAAGTCCGACACGAAGACGATGAACCCGACTTTCTCTCAGGAAGTGATCGACCGGGCGTATGAGGACGATGCCACAGATGCCGCAACCGAGTATGGAAGCGAGTTCCGTACCGACGTCTCCGCATTCCTAAGCGATGAGGACGTGGATGCCTCGATCCAGCGGGACCGCAGATCCTTGCCGATGTCGATGTCCTTTAGCTACTTTGCCTTTACCGACCTGTCAGGGGGCAGGAACGATGCTGCGGCCTTGGGAATTGCCCATCAGGAGACAGGCGGGAGGATCATTCTCGATCGGTTGGACTGGGTACTTCCTCCTTTCAACCCCGAAAAGGCTGTCGAGCAGTTTGCCCTTGTGATGTCAGGTTATGCTCTCTCCCGGGTGATCGGGGATGAATACGCCGCGGAGTGGGTCGTTCAGGCTTTTGCCAAGCACGGGATTGGCTATGAGCCTGCGGAGTACTCTAAGTCCGAAATCTATTCAGAATGCTTGCCGCTCTTCACCGCAAGGTTAATTGAAATCCTCGACATCAAGCCCCTCGAGGGGCAACTGAGACAGCTTGAGAGACGTCCTCGCACAACCGGTCGGGACTCCATCGATCATCCCCGTGGGGGTCATGACGATTTGGCCAATGCCGCTTTAGGCGCGGCGTGGGTATGCGCACGTAGTGGTGCACAGGTGAATGAGCCGGGAAGGTCTAGCGTGACCCACGCTGAAACCCAATACGACGTGCTAGGACGAGAGAACTCCCCTCAACGCGAGCATCGGGTGCGGGGAACATTTCCCTACCGAGACGATGGCGTATATGCTGCCGAGCGCCAATATGATCCTCTCTCACGCTAATGGCTATTGAGATCAAGCCCTCTCACAAAGGACTTTTCCACAGAGATGTCGGGAAGTCTCCAGGCGCTAAGATCACATCCGCCGACATCGCCAAGGGCAAAGCCTCTTCAGATCCCGCCGAACGAAAGCGCGCCACCTTTGCCGCGAACGCTCGGAAGTGGAAGCACGGTAAGGGCAAGAAGAAGGTCGGTGAGGTCAATGCCAAGCATTCATCCAAACTCTACGGAGCAAAGTAATGGCTACCAGTCATGAGCCGGAACATCAGGAACACGTCACTCATACGAAGGTCGGTAGCGGCCACGGTCATCGTGAATCAGAAGTCTCTCATCCCGTAGACCAGTGGGACCGTCCGCCTTATTCAAGCGAGAAGGTCTCCCAGCATGAAGGCACGATGAAACGCATCATGGCAGGCGGGGAGAACCGTCACGAAGGCCGCGGTGTCGTGATGGAGGATCCTGGCAAGAAGTCCGAGATGCGCGATTCTCCCGTTCCAGGACACGCCCAGAAGCCCGAAGAGGGCATCAGGAGCAAAGCCGGTAACGTCGCGCACTCCGAGGGCATGATCCCCGACCGATTCAATGGCGTCATGGAGCGGTGATCCGCGAGGTATCACTCGCTACTGCCCGCGTCCTTTGCGAACACCTTCTAGCCGAGCATTACGAGGAGGTCGCGAAGTTCAAAGACGTCGCGGTCCTCAAACCCGACTGGGCGCGCTACAAAGAGGCTGAAAGGGAAGGACGACTTCTGATCCTCATCATCTGTGAGGGGAATCGCGGAATCGGGTACTCTGCGAACTTCCTGCAGATGAATCTGCACTATTCGGACCTTCTCTTTGCGCAAAACGACGTTCTCTATCTCTCCCCAGAACACCGTAAAGGCGCACTCGGATACCGCCTTATCCTCGAGACCGAGAAGCGCGCCAAGGAACGCGGGGCGAAGCTGATGCTCTGGCACACGAAGCCCCAAACGACCCTGGAAGCTCTCATGCCGCGGCTGTCGTATGAGATTTTGGACACCATCTGGGCGCGGAGACTTTGAGTGGGCTTCTCGATCGCTGGCGGTATTGGGTTATCGGGCGCTACCGCCTCAGCCGCAGGAGGCGCGATTGACGCGGTTGCAGCAGCAGGACTCTCAGCAGGATTAGGCGCAGCACTTGCCAAACGCCCCGCCCTTCCTCCCTCGCCAGTTCAGACAGCCGAGCAGTTGGGACAGGAGTCTCAGGCTGCCGACCTTGCCGCGCAGAGAAGGCAGTCCGTAGCTGGTGGCTTGGCTTCGACAGTAGGAACTTCAGGCGGTCAGGCTGGCGCTCTCTTAAATCCGACCAACCTCGGCCAACGAACGCTACTCGGTCAGTGATTTATGGCAGCAGGCCCAGACCTTAACCCGCTCAACTTTCCCGACGAAGGGACGCTTCTCGGCGCTGACCAAGGCCCCGGCTCTATCCCCGGCACCGACATGGGCGGGGCGAAGAAGAAAATCTACCAGAAGCGCGGGCAGATTGCGCTTCCCCTCAAAACAAAATACGAAGTTCTCAGAGGTCAGTTGGATCAGGAGCGCGAGAGCTGGCGCGCGCATATTCTCGACCTTAAAAATAACTTCCTGCCCTACCGCACAAGGTGGCTTGATGACGGTGGCTGGCCGAATCTCGGCAACAAAAAGACGAACTACATCATCGATAACACGCCTCAGCTTGCAATCCGCACGCTGTCAGCCGGGATGATGTCTGGGGTTACAAACCCCTCTCGTCCCTGGATCCGCATCAAGACCCACGACAAAGCGCTTTATGAAGCCGATGGCGTTGCGATGTGGTGCGAGGCGGTGACGAATGCAACGCTCGACATGCTCGCCCGCTCAAACTACTACGACACGATGGAGCCGGTGTATCGGGAGTTGGGGACTTTCGGAACAGCAGCTCACGGCTGCTATGAGATGAAGTTTGATTCGAGAGAACCTGAAGCTCCTGTTTTGAACTTCGTCCCCTATACGTGGGGCGAGTACTGGATCAGGCAGGATTCACGGCAGCACGTCCACACCTTCATGCGGGTATTCAGGTGGACGGCGCGTCAGATCATTGAGAGATTCGTAGACGATCCTGAAAACCCCAATGACCCAAAGTGGAGAAATATCTCCCCGACCACGATTGCACTCTGGCGTTCACGCATGGGCGAGCAGCGGATTGAGGTCGTTCATGTTCTTGAGCCGAATGAATATTACACCCCCGGCTCCCCGATGCCTTTGCACAGAAAATGCCGTTCGACTTTCTATGAGCGCGGCGGCAATCCCAATCAGGCGTTGGAGGTCTCGGGTTACTACCAGATGCCGGTGAAGGTTCCGCGATGGGATCTGAACTCCGATGACGCCTGGGGACATTCTCCGGCCATGGACTGCTTGGGAGATGCCAAATCTCTGCAGGTCCAGCAGAAACGAAAAGCCCAGGCGATCGATAAGATGGTCGATCCGCCTCTCATTGGCGATGCGAATCTCAAGAAGACCCGCGTCTCCATGCTACCTGGAGATGTGACGTGGCTTGAAGGCGCGGCGTTGAACAGCTTCGGGCTGAAGTCCCTGTACGAAGTGAAGATCCAACTCGAACCGTTACTTGAGGACTGCAAGGACATGCGAGGGCGGATACAGGCTTCCCTCTACACCGACGTCTTCCAGATGCTGAAGACGATGGGAGAAGAGCTGAAGTCCGGCATCACCGCAACCGAAATCCAGGCCCGAGTGCAGGAAAGAATCTTGGAGATGGGTCCGGTGCTGACAAGATTGAACAACGAACTCTACGAGCCGCAGATCGAGCAGGTTTTAGACATCGGTATGCGCCGCTCACGTTTGGCCTGGCAGTACCTGCAGGCGGGTAAGTCCGTTCCTAACGGGGTTGAGATGATTTTCCCTCCTCCGCCGAAAGCTCTGAAGGGAAAGCCCTTGCGGATCGAATATATCTCGATTCTCTCGCAGGCGATGAAAGCTCCCGAGGTTCAAGGTATTCAGCAACTCGCGACCTGGATATTGCAGACCGCTGGAGTCAAACCTGACGTTTTAGACAAGTTCGACTTCGACAAGGCGGTTGATATTCTAGGAGACAGAATTCCCGTACCTCCCGAGATCATCATCCCGACCGCAGTTGCCGATAAGGTCCGCGCCAAACGCGCTCAGAACGCCCAAGCCCAGCAGGAGCAGTCCGCGGCATTGGAGAAGACGCAAGTCTCAGCTCAGGCGGCAAAGAATCTCGGAGCAGCCCCGCTAGGTCAGGGGAATGCTTTGGAACACCTGATGGGAGTGCAAGCCGGTGGCTCAGCGTAACAAGAAGAACCTCGAGCACTTTGCCGATGAAGTCCCGGCGATCGATAAAGCCCGCGCGCAGGAGGGCGTGGAACGGGATAACGAGCTTGGGGATATGCGCGGACTTCTCACCGATCTTCGGGTGCGCAAGCTCCTGTGGCGTATCATGGAATCAACCCAGATGTTTGTGGATCCGATGAACTCCAACTTCGGTGTGGTGGGCCACTCTTTAGGTCGCGCAGCGGTTGGTAAATGGCTCATGGGGGAGATCATCGAAGCCGATTGCAATGCGTGGCTCACCATGCAGATGGAGCATTACCAGCGACAGCTTGAAAAGGCAGCGCTAGACGCAGCAGGAGAGGACGAGTAGGCTTCGCGGCGTATGGCCGACACTCCTACTGGCGAAAAACCAAACGAGCCTGCAGCGACACCTGCGGTTACACCCGCAGCGGCCCCCGTTAAGACTGACGCTACTCCTGCTGCCGTTCCGGCAGCGACACCCGCAACACCTGCCGCAGCGACCCCAGCTACGCCCGCTGTTGCTGCCGAACCTGCGAAGGCAGAACCGGCAAAAGCTGAACCCGCGAAAGCAGATCCAGCTAAAGCTGAAACGCCTCCTACTGACCCTGCGGTCTATGACCTGAAGGGCAAAGGTGGGCAACCCGTAGACCCGGGACTGATGCAGACGATGCTCCCTGTCTTAAAAGAAGCCGGGATCACACCGAAAGCCGCACAGTCACTGGTCGATACGTTCAACGCCTATCAGGCAAAGCTTCTCCCCGAGATCATGAATCGGGATCTTGAGACGCTGCGAAAAGATCCTGAATTGGGCCTGTTGAACTTCGGGCGCACGCAAGCGCGTATTAATGATGCGCTGGCGGCTTTCAGCACCCCGGATGAGAGGAAAGTCCTAACGGAGATGGGCATCGCAAATAACCCGACACTGGTTCGGATGTTTCACCGCATTGGCACTGCAATGCAGGAACCTCCGCAGACCGATGCCGGGCCGCAGCCGCGCGCACCGAGAAGCACAGGAAACAAGCTTTACGGTGGCTCGGATCTCGTTTCGTCCAAACCCAGCTAGGAGTTAATTCATGGCCACCGTCGGCGGCAACGTACTCACGATCACCGACTTCGCTCAACGCCTCGATCCGGATGGTAGTGTTCCCGATATCGCGGAACTCCTGAACGAGAAGAACGAAGTCCTCACCGACATGCTCTGGTGCGAGGGAAACCTTCCGACCGGCATGCGGACCACTCAGCGCACGGGTTTACCGAACGTCACTTTCCGCCTTCTCAACACCGGAGTTCAGGCGAGTAAATCGACGGTCGGCCAGATCGACGATGCCTGCTGCATCCTGGAAGGCTGGAGCGTCATCGACGAAAAGCTTGCTCAGTTGAACGGCAACGTCGAGGCTCTGCGGCTCTCGGAAGCAAAGCCCTTCCTCGAGGCGATGAACCAGCAGTTCGTCTCGACGCTCTTCTACGGCAATATCTTTGCCAATCCCGGTACATTCCTCGGCATGGCACCGCGGTACGGAGCCATCTCAGGAGCGGTGAACCAGCAGAACATCCTCTCCCTCGCCGGGACTGGATCGACTTGCACTTCCATCTGGCTCATCGGCTGGGGGGAAGATACTATCTGCGGGATCTTCCCGAAGGCCACGAAAGCCGGGCTCTCTCATGAGGACTACGGCATTCAGACCGTTCAGGCACAGGCAGCAGGAGCTGCGGTAGGAATGACCTCGGGCTTCATGAGAGCCTATCAGGACCGATTCGTCTGGGAGCCGGGACTTGCCGTTCGTGATTGGCGGTACGCGGTGCGCATCGCGAACATCAACGTCAGCACCTTGGTTTCGAGCATCACGACCCCGGACATCATCGCGGCCATGTCGCGAAGTCTGGATCGCCTGCCGACCTTGAAGGGCGTGACGCCAGTCTTCTACATGAACCGCACGCTCTACTCGTTCATGAGGCTTCAGGGTTTGAACTACTCGAAGAACGCGATCACCGTTCAGCCGGCGCTCAATCAGTTTGAACTCGGATTCGAGGGCGTACCCATACGCCGGGTAGATCAGCTCTTGAACACCGAAGCGGCTATATCATGAAATATCAACGATTTAGCGCGCAAAGCTAAAGGAGTTTATTACGTTCATAGATAATGAAAACTGCTTTACGACGGGACCGAGTTCCCTGGTGACCCCAGGTTTTGTCCCGAGCCAGTCCTTGAACGGCTTCACCGCCGCAACGACTGCCCTCACCAACGTCATCGATTCAGGCCCATTGGGGGGCCAGAACACGATTGCTCCTGTCCCGAATGCGGGTCGGGATTTCGGCATGGGCTATCCGACGTGGCTGTATCTTTTGTTCGTCACAGCTCCAACCTCCGGTGGTGCGGCGACCATCGACATTCAGCTTGTCAGTTCCGCCGCGGCGAACCTCGGCACCCCGAATGTGATGCTCGATATCACCGGTGGCGCGCAGGCGTACAACGGCGGTAAGTTTGCCGCTCAGACGGCGTTTCGCTTTGCCATGCCGCGTTTCGGCCCGTATGTGGCGACCATCAACCCGAATGGCTGGTTGCGCTACATCGGCATCAACTTCATCGTGGCGACGGCTGCACTCACTGGTGGATCAGTGATCGCATTCCTCACCCGCGACATCCAGGACAACGTTCTGTATCAGGCCGGATTCACCCTTTCGTAGACAGCGCTCTCCTCGATGCGTCCGCGAAACCTAGAGGGGGACAGCCCCCTCATTTTTTGGAGGCCCTATGCTCGTTCGTGCAACCCAACGCGGTTTCTACAAGAGTCTTCGAAGCCCCGATGAGGTCTTCGAGGTTCCCGACCATCTTTACGCGGCAAGCTGGATGACGAAGGTTCCGACCGTTGCCGGTAAGCCTGTCGTCTCGCTCAATGTTCCTTCAGCCGGTGGAGTTCAGCCTACGGCAGTGAAGTCATTGAATGTTCCGACTCCCGCAGAACCTATTCTTGGCTTGCTTAAGAAAGATTCGCCGCCTTCCCCCGCTGCGCCGTTCGCGCCACGCCCGCGCTTCCCGCTCTTCGGGGATGAGACCCGAACTGGAGATAAGCTGCCATGACGATCCGGGTTCAGGCGACGCAAACTGGGTTCTATAACCAATACCTGCACGAAGCCGGGGAAGTGTTCGATCTCATCGACAACGACGATGGGACGATGCCTTTGCGGATGATCCAGACTCCTATCCTTGGGGAGGACAAGAAGCCGATCCCCGGAGAATTCACCGAAGAGGTGTGGCTCGACAAGGAAGGAAATCCGATGCACCGCGACTTCGCTCCCGCAGAGGAAGAAGTGAAAGGCCGCGGCCAGTTCTTCAAGGGCGAGACTTTCAGGCACGGCTGGATGCGCCGCGTGCCCGATGACACCCCGTTAGGCATCTATCCTTACGACATCATGGCGGCACCCAATGCACCGGTTCAGAGGGTTGTGCGGCCCTCTACCGAGCCTCATAACGCCCCCCGCTCAACCCCGATCAAGGGCAAAGTGAGCCGTCAGATACGCGCATGAGAGGGATTGGCTTTCAAGCAGGAGACCCAACCGGGCACTACCGGATATCCCTTGCGACCGGCCTTCTGCCTGCTGCATTAGCTGCAGGTGCGCCGATCTTCTCCTGCCGGTTCTACAACACCATCTTTACCCGAGCGCTTCTCCTGCGCCTTCGGATGCAGTTGACGGTTGTAACTCCTTTCACCGGTGCTCAGCAGATCGGGCTTCAGGCATTCATTGCCCGCGCTTGGACTGCCGCGGACTCAGGTGGGAGTGCGGCGACCTTAACCGGCACCAACAATCAGCAGAACACCTTGGGGGATGTGGCCTCCATTGCCGACATGCGCATATCAGGCACTACCGCACTGACGGCGGGCACCCGTACTTTGGACGCCAATCCTTTCCTGCAGGTGACGGCAGCACAGACTCAAGCCGCGGCTTCTGCAGGCTTGGTGTCAGGCTCCAATGAGTTCCTGGTTTCATCCGATCAGCAGTTCCCGTTCAATTTCCGAAGCGGCTCCAAGACCGGGGATGCCGAAGGTATCGTGATTCAGTCGCCTGTTCTTTTCGGGGCGGCTGGGACTGCGGTGGCTTTGATCGAAATGGACTGGCTTGAGTACAGCTACGTCAGCGCACCCGGAGCCGATTGAGTGTGGGCGGCACTGTCCTTGATGCGTGGAATCTCTCGCTCTCGCGGCTCGATGTCGCGCAGCGCGTTCAGTCGCTGACCGAAAACTCAGTCCAAGCGGGAGCCTGTAACCAGTTCTGGGACCGCGCTCGCAAGCAAGTCCTCGAGCAGTGCTACTTTAGTTTTACGACGAAGGCCGCGGCGCTCGCACTTCTCCTCGATCAGGAAACCCTGACCGCAACCTCTCAAATCATCTATCCAGGCTGGCGGTACATCTACTCCCGGCCTGACGATTGTCTCAAAGCCCAATGCGTGACGACGCAGTTCGGCATCCGCGCCTACCCGAACATGTCCTACTGGTGGCAGAACAGTAACGTTACCTTCGGAACCCGCTGGGGGCCTTACCGACCGCCGTGGAAAGAGTGCATGGATGAGGTGCAAAGCCCTCCTGGTCAGTCGATCGATATCCTGACCGATCAGGACGGGGCATGGCTCATCTACACGACAGATCCTCCGAACGTCACCATCCTCTCCGAGACGCTTCTTGATTGTTGTGCGTGGAATCTCGCAACGATGATCGGGGGACCGATCTCAGCGAACCAGAAGGCGAAGGAAAACGCCATGAAGATGTTCCCGATGGCGCTCTCCCGAGCTTTAGCCCAGAACCTGAACGAGGAACAGCCCGACCCATACCCGGACAGCCCCAGTATCCAGTGCAGGCTCTAAATGTTCGAAGAGCCGCTGTACCCCCATCAGCCAAGTTTCTCCAAGGGCGAAGTATCCCCTGATCTTTATGGGCGGGCAGACCTACAGGCGTATTCCTCAGCTCTTCGCACCTCGCGAAACGCTTTCATCAAAACCGAAGGCTCTTGGAGCAACCGTCCGGGTACTCAATATCTGGGCAACGCGGTCAACGTCACGGCCAAAGGCTCGGTCCTCATTCCGTTCGTCTTCTCGACGACTCAGAGCTACGTGCTTGAAATCGGTGTGGGAACCGCTCAGATCTTTTCAGACGGTGCACTGATTACCACTCTTGCCGTGCCGTGGCTTCTGTCGGAGCTGCCTTTCCTGCGCTATACGCAGTCTGCCGATACCTTGACCGTAGTGCATCCCAATCACGTACCGCGGCAAATCACCCGTACCAGCGCGAGTGTTTTCAGCATTGCCTTTTTTGCCTACACGAACGGTCCCTTCATTCCCCAGAACACCGATGGGACGACCTTGGTATCTGCTTCAGGAATTACCGGAACCGTAACGCTTACCGCAAGCTCTGCAATCTTCAATGCCAACCATGTCGGAGCTTTGTTCTATCTTGAGCAGCAGGACATCACGCCCATCACTCCGTGGACTCCGGAGACCTTGTTCGAAACCCCGACTAATCCTGTGGGAGTGCTGACCTATTCGAACCTGAAGAACTACAAGTGTGTCGCGGTAAACTTAGCCGGTGGCGCTACGAGCTTTTCTACCGGCACCGTAGCGCCGGATCATACCTACGGTACCCAGTGGGACGGAATCGGACAGGGACTTACTGGGCTTGCAGGAGACGTAGGAGTTGCCTGGCAGTTTCAGGACTTCGGTTACGGTGTCGTCAAGATCACAGGTTTCACTGACTCCATGCATGTGACGGCGGTGGTGCAGCCGGTCATTCCGGGACAACCTGCTTTGTTGCCCGCAACGGTCGTCGGTCCTCGGGCGGTTGCTGAGGGACCATTTACCTTTACAGGCGATGGTGTCACCACGACCTTTGGCCCGCTGACTGCCGCAAGCAGCACGGATCCCAATAGGTTCTTCGTCACTCTTGCCGGGGTTTACGATCAGCCTCCGAACTACACGATTACCGGGACCACCATTGTTTTCCTTTCTCCCCCAGGGAATGGAGTAGCTATTTCTGTCTCTCAGGTGAACGGTCTTTATGCGACGAGCTTCTGGGCTTTTGGAGCTTTCAGCCCGGATCAAGGCTACCCATCGACGGTGAGTTACTTTCCAGACCGCTTGATCTTTGCCGGTACTCCCTCTCAGCCGGTGGGGGTTTTTGGCAGCCAGACGAGCCAGTACACGAACTTTGCCATCAGTAACCCGGTGGTGAACTCCGATGCCTTCACGATATTCCTGAACGCCCGGCAACTGAATTCCATCTGCGATTTGATCCCGCTGCAGGATTTGATTGTCGGTACGGCCAATATCATCTGGCGACTCTGGCCCGGAATCAACGGCACGGCTTTGGGGCCTTTGTCGATCGATGCCACTCCCCAGGCTTTCGTGGGAGAGACTTCAAGCTGCGCTGCGGTCCTGTACGGGGATTCTGTGATCTACGCCATCTATGGCGGACGGCGTATCCGGGATTTGATCTATCAGTTTCAGTTCGACAAGTACGTCGGAGCTGAGCTTACCGCTTACAGCAGGCATTTGGTTCCCTTCGGGACGTACATCGTGAAGATGGTGTATGCACCGGATCCCTGGGGGCAACTCTTCGCGCTACGCAATGACGGGGCGCTTCTCACCTGTACCTATGTGCGGGATCAGCAGATGATTGCCTGGTCTCGGTGGGATACCCAAGGAACTTTTGAGGATATCTGCATCGTTCCCGAGAACAACTCCTACGCGCTTTATCTTCTTGCCAACCGGACGATTCAGGGTAAGTCCGCCCGCTATGTCGAGAGGCTTAATCAATGGGAATGGGCGACGATCTACGATTATAAGTTCTCCGACTGCTCCCTAACCTACGACGGTAGGAACACCTCTCAGGCTTTGATGGTGCTGACCGGGGGGACTACTTGGCAGGCGGGCGATACCGGAACTTTGACCGCGACTTCAACTGCGGGCTGGACGAATTTTCAAGCCTCCGACGTAACCCTTGGAAATGCGATTCAGCTTTTCAACGGCGCGCAGACCGTGGAGGCTCGAGTCCTCATCATCGGCTACACTTCTCCCACGGTCGTGAGTGTGCGGTTTATCGATCCCATTCCGCCTGACTTACAGGCGCAGGGACTCATTACCTGGACGTTTGCGAGAACTTATTTCACCGGAGCGACCCAGCTTGCAGGCCAGATGGTAGCGGTGCTTGCGGACTCGAATGCGATCAGCGGCACGAACGGAGTGCCTGTTTTACAGGTGGCGAATGACGGTAGTTTCACGCTTCCTAACCCCTGCGGAGTCGTCACCATTGGCCTTCAGTATTTCTCAGACCTTGAGACCTTGGCTTTGAATCAGCCGGGGATCGAGACTGTTCGGGAGAGAACGAAGGGCATGCCGGGAGTATTCTTGGACGTCCATGCAACCCGCGGGCTTTTGACGGGAACAGATTTCGTCAACATGAGCGGCATCAAGGAGCGTGCGTTTGAGACTTACCTGCAACCCACGAACCTGCAGGAAGGCATCATCACGAACCGCATCGATACGGATTTCTCGACCGAGTGCCATATCTGTGTCCGGCAGCCTTACCCGTTGCCGGTGACGATTCGCATGGTGATTCCGTCCGTCAATGTGGGAGTGCCTGCAGGATGAGAAAAATCATCCTCGTGGCATCGAATGCCCCTCCGGGGCCGGTGGTTCCTCCCCCGCCGCCACCGATCTTTGCGCCCTCGCTCGTAGCGCAGGCGGTGGGGACTGCGATAGTGAATTTCACCGGTACCCCTCCAAGTCCTCCACCGACTCCTAGTACGTTTACGCTGCAGTTCGGGACTTCAACCTCCGGGCCTTTCTCGTCGATCACGCAAACAAGTCCCAACTTCAGTGAGACCGGTCTTCTTCCGAGCACTCAGTACTTCGGTCGATTGAACTACACGACAACGGAAACCCCTCCGCGCACGAGTGCATGGTCCGCATTTGCCAATGCAACGACTGGGGCAACCCCTCCAATCCAGACCGGGATTCAATGGTATCCCGGCGACTACATGGGATTGGGATTGACGAATGATCTGCCGACGCTCTTAGGCCAAATCGATCAAGTCGCATCGACTGCTCAGTCAACCGGTGCAGATGTCACTGGCATCTACCTCATCCAGCAATGGAACTGGATGGAGTTCGCGGAAGGGGTTTACACGCAAGGTTCCGGACTCTCAGCTCAGGGCATTGCAGCGATTCAGCAGATTTTGGCGAAGTGCGCAAGCTACGGCTTTCAACTCATTCTTGGTATCACGAGCAAAGTTTTCAGCACCAGTACTATCACGACAGATACTGCAACTCCGCCGTATTTTCAGACGACCAAAGATTCAACCGGCGCGTTGCCGCTTTATTTGGTATCCACGAACATCAGCAGTACGGGTTATCTCGCCGCAATGGCGAAGAACTATGATTCTGTAGTCACACAGCGCCGCATTGCCTGGGCGAATGCCTACGGAAAAGCTTTTGACGGCCAGCCGTTCTTCTACGGTATCCGTGATTGCGATGAGACCTCAAGCGGTCTCTACAACGGCGATCAGAATTACAATTTGCAGGTCGGGCAAATGTGCGGGGTCAATCCTACCGGAGGCGCGGTCTCTCCGACTTGGGGGACAGGATATCGCGCAGCCTTCCCGACGAGCTATATCAGCTACACCACGAACTTCATGAATGGGACGCCGGGAGTCACAACAACCCAGTTCCAAACACTTTTCACGAACTCTATCCCGCAAGCCATCGGTCAGGGAGGCCCGGACAGTTCGGCAAATCTTTCCCAGCCGAATGACATGCAGGTTTTCAACGGATATCTGGGCGGAATCGACTACCGCCTGCGTATTCCTTTCACTCAAGAATTACAGAGCATCCGCGGCGATCAGTCGGTTTCGATGCTGTCGGTGACGAACTTTTATTCGGTGAACGGCTCCCTCGCTCTCGGTGGCCAGTGCTTCCCCTCTCACCGTCTATGGGGTGTGTTCTTTGGTTCCCTGCCTGTCGCAGGAACGGGAGGGGCAACGATCACATGGAACCTGCAGAACGTCTGTCAGTTCCTTGCGACCTCGAAACCTCCAATCAACACGGTAAAGCCGACAAGCTACGCACCGATATTCAATTACTACATCGGCCCTTCGGGCAGTGATAGCAATCCTGGCACTCAGGCGAGCCCTTGGGCGCTGACAGCCATCAACACCAAGCAATCAACCTATGCGGGAAAGTCCGTAGGAGTGCTTCCGGGAACTTACAATTGTCTCTCCCTCGTCGGTGGAAGCTATACAGGGGACTTTTCGACCCCTGCATTCTTCATAGCCGGAGGAACTGCTACCTCTCAGACCGTCATTCAATCTACGGTTGCGTTGGGAGCCATTCTTGACGGCGGCGCGAATGCGACGAACAACCCTAATGGGCAACCGTTGATCGGCAACGTCGGAACTGGATGCCAGTACATCACGCTCGACGGTTTTGAAATCAAGAACTGCTTTAACCGGGCGGTGTCATTCGGTGTGACGACAGAGGCTTTTGGTACTCAGCCGACTCAATTGGCATCCGGCCTTCTCGTGCAGAACAACTACGTACACACGATCACGAATACGCTGCCTGCCGCCAACACGACCGCCATTACGGTCTACTCCTCGAACGGAGCAATTGTTCAGAATAACTATGTGACCGATATCCAGGACACTACGGTGCGCGGCGATGCGATTGAGATCTGGACCTCCATCAATAGCATCGTGCAGTACAACACGGTCATTGCTCAGGGCGTTGGGATGTATGCGGGGATAGTGAACAAGAATCAGTGGAACTGGAACAATACGATCAGGTTCAACTATATCGACCTGACTCTTGCCGGTACTGGAGCCAATCAGGGCGGCATTGTGATGGATTCCAATGGCGCTGGGTCAACGGTAGACATTGCGAACAACAACATCGTGATTGCGGATTATCCGGTAGGCTCGTATTTGATTGTGACCGGGGCTTTTCCAGCCTCAGTTAATCAGCAACGCTGGTTCAACAATACCTTCATTGGGATTCCGAACGAAAGCAACGTCGGCTTCTACCGGTTAGGTGCCCCCGGCACGATGACGTTCTTCAACAATATCTTTGTTCGTGGAACGGTTGGGTACAGGGGAGATGTGGATATCTCAGCAAGTGCTGCTGCGCTCATGGACTACAACTGCTATCCGGCCTCTCCCAAGCTTGGGTTGACGGCAGATGGAACGCAGAATAGCCCAGTAGTTTATAACTCGACTTCTGCTTTAGGCGCGGCGCTGCCAAGTGCTTGTGTGGGCAAAGAAGCTCATTCAATCATGACCAATACGCCGGGTTTTGTAATGACAGGAACCTTGGCAGCGCAATATCAGTTGGCGAGCGGGAGCGCCGCACAAGGCAAAGGTAGCACCACAGGAACGACTGCCGGTGTTGCTACTGACATGGGCGCATGGGGGAATGGGGCTTTGAGAATAGGTTGTAACTTTACGCCATGATCGCGTTGCGTTCATTCGTGGCTTTTGCGACCGGGTTCAATACCACCGTAAGCCCTGGAAGCATGCCTGCGGGCTGGCAACCCGGAGATGCTTTGATCTTCTCGACCTTCGACGATCAGGCCGCTAAGACTCAGAGCACGGCAGGCGGTGGAACTGGCGGCCCTTATCCCCTTCTCTCTCAGAACACGAATGCACAAGCGTGTAATCACTGGGGGCGCTTCGCGGTGTCCGGGGATTTGGTTCCGAGCTTCAGCATGAGCGGTTCAGCGAACCAAACCTGTATCCTCTCGGCCTGGACGGGAGTGGGGACGATGGGTTCTGCTGCCGGATATGACCGCGCGACCTCATCGACCCAGCAGATTCTGTGTCAGTTGGGCGCACCGGTTACCCCGTCCGTTCCCGGTTGCGCCATCATTGCAGGCGGCTGCCGGGTAAAGACCTCAACTGGGGATGGAGAGAGCGCGAACATCCTCACCAATTTCACGAAACTTGCCCAGAGCATCCCGAATGGGGCGACAGTGGCTGCGGTCCTGAACTACTGGATACAGACGACTGCCGCAGCTTTCGGCAGCAGTGCCCAGACGACGACTATCGGGGATACGGCGGGGGATACTTCGGCCTCCTACATCCTCCTGACACCCGCTCTGCCTTCCAATCCGATGGTTCCTCAGCCGAAGAAACGGCGTATCTTCCTACCCATATTTTTCCCAAGGAGCTAGACCCATGATTATCGACTGTGGCCAGGCGTACACCGCAACCGCGGATAACCTGTCCGTTCCGACAACGCCTTCCGCGCTCGATCTTCTGCAAGTGGTCGCGGGAAGCTTCCCAGTCCTCATTACGAGGATCTACGCGAGCTGTTCTGTTGCCCCTACGGCATTCCAGCGCATCATCGCTCTGCGCCGCTCTACGGCCTCCACAGGCGGTGGTAGCGTCACTGTGAACCCGCAGGGTGCGGGAGGGCCGGCAGCGGGCTTTACGGTGAACTCCATCTGCACGACCTTGGGTACGGCAGGAGTGAATCTCGACAACCAGATCTGGGCGCAACCTGCTCCGTATCAGTTCGACCTCACGCCGCGGGGAATTCTCATTCCGGCGAGCGGGTTTTATTCGCTCTACCTGCCGGTCGCTCCCGGAACTTCCTATGCCGCGGACTTCACCATTGAGGCCATCGAAATCAAGTAATGGAATGTACAGCATTAACGCTACGGAAGTATCCGCGGCGCGCGGTGCTGCTCACCATCTTTGCGCCGCAGAAACGCTATGCGCGGCTAGAGGCGATTGGCAGTCCCTTTCGCACCCTGAATTACATGCCGGTGTTCGTTCCTCACAAGCGCCATCGGTTCGATCCGTTCCTGTTCTTCACCTCCGCGCCTCCTGCAACCTTCACCGTCCCGAATGTGGTAAATCCTGGAGGGGTTCGCCAGACACAGGCCGAGGCGATTTTCCTCCTGAATGCGGCGGGGTTTCTTTCAACTCCGATCAATTTAGCTCCATCGCTTTCCGTGCCAGTTGGCTATGTGATTTCACAGTTCCCGACCGCAGGGACGGTGGTGAGTACTCCGAGCACGCCGGTTGCGCTTCTGGTGTCTTCGGGGCCTCCTGTTCTGACGCCGGTATGGGTAAAAGCCGTAACCCAAGGTTATTACAAAGGTATCTATCGGGAGATCGGGGATATCTTCGAGCTAGACAGCTTGAGCGATCTTTCAAGCTACCTTGTCGATCAGGTTCCGGGGACAGCGGACTCCCCAGTCTATGGCTGGATGATGCAGCTTCCCGGTAATCCCATGCCTATCTTGGGCTACTCCTCTCAGCAGCGAACAGGTTCCACCATGCCACGTCGGACCGTTTTGTAAAGTGGGCTTCTCAACCCCACAAGCCGGGGGCGGGATGATTAGGGCGGGAGCCGATATTGCCGCAGGCGATACCCGCTCTAACCTCGAAAATGCCAATGCCGAAATCGCCTCCCAGCAGGCGAAGTCTGAAATGGCCTCCGGTGCTTATGGTGCAAACCTTGCCCGGCAGCGCGGAGCCAAGATCACCGGCCAGCAGGTCTCTGCTATTGGTGCAAACAATTTACAGCAGACCGGCACACCCTCTGCTGTCGTTGCCGATACCGCAAGAGCTTCCGAACAGAACGCCCTGCAAACCCAGAATAACGCTTTAAGACGCGCATGGGGATTTGAGGTGCAAGGAGCATCCGATAAGGTTCAAGGGGATCTTGCCGAGCAAGGAGGTATCTTGAGTGGAATAGGCTCCTTGGCGAGTGCTGGCGGCAGTATCTACCGCTATCAGAATGCACCTTCGGGAACGTAATGGCTCAACGGCTTCTTCTCAATCCCGACACTCAAGAATGGGTCTATTACGGGGATCCGCTCTACACAACCCTGCAAGCTGCGGATGCGAACTTCACAGAGCTTTATAACGCAGACGGCCTTTTGCCTATCCCGCCTGGAACCCTTTTGGGCAATGCCTCGGGTGCAGCGGCTGTACCGGCCGCTATTACAGCGTTGCCTTTGGGAGTCAGTACTGCTGGCGGCTCCCCGCCGGTTGGGACTACAGACACTCAAACCCTCACCAACAAGACGCTTTTAAGCATTGGCAGCTCCACCGTCACAACGACCGATGGGTTAACTGCGACTCTTGCCGCGAGATTCGAGGATGTCACGACCATCACGGGGTTACCTGCTGCGCCATCCATTTCTGGACCTGAAATTTTCCCCGCCGTACAGGCGGGAAGCGATGTCAAAGTAACCGCGACGCAGATCGCGGCCTTTATACGCTCCCTTGGTGGAGCTTCTCCCTTTGCGAGCTGGGGCGTACCGGTCATCCTTTTGCCTTCAGCTTTCATCGCCAATAACGGCGTCATCGTCATCGGTCAGGCTCCTTCAGGATCAGCAAACGTCACACTGAGCGCAACAAGTGGCACAGGAGTTACGGCAACATTCGGCGCTGCAACGCTCATTGGTTCCTCAGCCGATGTAGGTCGGGTACTGACGATTTTGGACTCAAGCACGTACCGTTATTTCACGGTCACGGGCAACAGCGGCAGTTCGACCACCATCTGTCAGGGCACGATTAGCGGCGGCACGCTGGGCACGATGACCTATGCCAATAGCCTCATTTGGTTGACTGGTCCTCCTTCGGGTAACACGACGACTTTTTCAGGTCCACTGCCGACAATCTTTGCGAATTGCTATGTGTACCTTCCGGCTGGAGCGATAGCTACAGGTATTCCCGCAACCGGAGGCGCGGTTTATTACGCTCAATTCGTTTCAACTACCGTAGGGACAGTGTTCAATAACGTACTCTCAGGCATCCCGAGCTTGATCGGCTCTCCGACGCTATTTGCGACTACGAGTCCCGGCACCGGATATGCACAGAGTCAGCTCACTCAAACGCTCATCTCCATCAATATTCCAGCAGGCTCGATGGGGAACAATGGCGCTCTCATCTTCGACATCCCAGCCTCAAGCACGGATAACTCCGACACCATTCCCATGACGGCGACTTTCGGAGGTTCGCTCGTTGCGACAAACGGAGGCGCGACATCCTCTGGGGGCTCGCGCGGGGTGTTCCACAGGACAATCAGGAACATGGCATCTCAAGGGATACAGAATATGTTTCCCGCTACTGCCGGGGCGGTAGCCGATTCAGCCGCATCGACGATGGACCCGACTTTCACCCTTATCGACACGACCCAGGCACAGACGTTTGCTGTGACTTCCAGGCTCTTCACTTCCGCCATGGATTACACCGTGATTTACGGCGGACGCATAGAACTTGATTACGCCGCATGACCGACTTTATTGAAGCTACAGGTGCACGCTACGAGACATCGGGCAGCGTGATCTATAGAACAGAAACTTCCGTCACAGCCAGTACAGCTACGTTGCTTGCGTACTTCAAAGCCATCAGCGGACAAAAAGTGTTGAGTGGACAACATGCCTATGATGCTCTGGGAGGAACCCAGCTTCAGCAAATCAATCAGATCATTGCCGCAACGGGACAGGCGCCGGCGATTGTCGGGGTGTTTCTTTCGCGTCCGTTCAGCTCGTTTGATGAGAGTCAATCTGTTGCCACAGCTAATTACTGGCTTTCCCAAGGTGGGCTTGTTTTCGTGTCGATCGTGCCTGGGAATCCGAGCTTAGGCCCCGTGATGGAGCCAGGAGCAAGTCCCAGCACGACAGTTAACTTTGCCAACATCCTGATTCCAGCGACCACGGAATACAATAATTGGCAAACGTATCTTGCCCAGCTCGTAACCATTTTTAAGTCCATCAATGGTCCGGTGCTGTTCCGTCCCTTTCCAGAAGTCAACGAGACGTGGGGCTGGTGGCAGTCACAAGATCCAGGAACTTTTATCACAATCTGGCAGCAGATGCATGCCTACTTGGCTACGAATGGCGTCAATAATGTGCTGTGGGTCTATAACGTAGGGTCGGATGAGTCCAATAACACGACCTACCTTGCCACTGGGTATGTCGATATTTTGAGCCTCGATGCCTATCCGCCCAATCCCGGTAACTTTGCTCATGTCATCGGACAGTTCCAGCAATTGGGATATCCGGTCATGTATGCAGAGATGGGCATGACTCCAGGCTCCCCTACGTTCTTTGGTGATAACAGTCAGCTTCTTGCAACGGTGCAGACATTTTCTCCATCAGTTTTCGCGGTGGTCGTTTGGGATGATAATGACGCGCTGCCGAACCAAAACGGCATGGGGGCATTTATGAGCAACCCCAAGATTGTCAATCGATCTGGCTTGCCGCATTAGGAAAGACATCATGAAATTTAAACCTCTTATTCTCTTGGTTTTTATTCCTTACGCATGGGGCCAGCAGCAGCTTCTCATCAGTCCGTACTCGCAAAAGGGCGTGATTTATAGCGATCCGCTCTATACGACTTTGCAGGGTGCAGATGCGAACTTCACCCAGATTTTTGGCTCTGGCATTGCGACAGTTCCATCTGCTGGGCAAATTCTTGTCGGTAATTCAGCAGGAACCGCTTATGTCCCGCGAGCTTTGTCGGGAGACTGCACGCTAAGTTCCATTGGTGTAATCACCTGTCCTACAGGGGGCAGCGGAACCGTTACAAACGTTGCGTTTAACGATGGTTCAACGACGCCGCTTTTTGTCATTACAGGCTCTCCTATCACGGCAAGCGGGACGCTGACGGAAACTCTTGCCACACAGCTTGCCAATCTGGTGTTTGCAGGACCCTCTACGGGTACAGCAACACAACCGGCTTTCCGTGCGCTGGTTGCTGCGGATATTCCCACTATTCCTTCAACCCAAATTTCGGGCTTGGGAACCCTTGCAACGCAGAGCGGCACCTTCTCGGGCACGAGTTCCGGCACCAACACCGGGGATCAGACGATCACCCTCACGGGCGATGTGACCGGATCAGGCACGGGTAGCTTTGCCGCGACCGTCAAGGGCATGAACGGCACCTTGCTATCAAGTCTTAACACAGGACTTCTCAAGAACACGACTGGAACCGGTGTGCCGTCAATTGCGGTGGCAGGCACGGATTACCTCGCTGGCACTGCGCCTGTGAACATTCTCGGCGTGACCGGCACTGCGATTGCGATCAATGCAACCTCGCCTGACACAAATGGCACCGGTCTTAACATCAAGCTAGTCGGCGCTGCTGCAACTACAACGGGAGTAGGCGGTGCGGCAAATCAAACTGGCGGCGTGGGTTGTTGCTCTGGAGACGGCGGCAATGGCGGTCAGGTGGGCGGTACAGGTGGAGCGGGCAGCGGCACAGGTGCGGGAGGCGGGGCTAGTTGGACTGGCGGCGCGGGGGGAGCGACTGGTAATGGTGGCGCGATCGTTCTTACGGGCGGCGCGGGGGGCGCTACGTCGGGCAGCAGTGGTGGAGTCACGATCAAAGCTGGTGCAGCCGGTGGAGCTGGCACGCTCGGTTCCGTTGGCATTAATGTCAACACCAATTCAGCGACCAATATTGGCACTGGCACGGATACGAGTCTTGTGACAATAGGCGGCGGCTCGAATGCTGTGACGGTCAACGCGACTACCCTTACATTGCAGGGTGCAGCGTACAAGCCAGTTCTAACCGGCACCACGGGGAGCATTGGTGGGAGCGCACTTCTTGCAGGGGCATGCTCAACCGGTACTGTATCCATCACTGGAGCCACAACGGGCATGGCCGTGGTGGCCACGCCGGTCACTTATCCCACTGCCGGAAACTTCTGGCAGTCGTATGTGAGTAGCGCAGGCGTCGTTACTGTGGCGGTGTGCGCGGCGGTTGCCGATACGCCCACGGCCTCAGTTTATAACGTCCGTATTATTCAATAGGCGTGCTACAAGATGGCGGTCGTCCCCAACGATGAAATTGCAACGACGGCCCAAGATCCTCTCCCTGGCCGTGCCTATCCGCGCTTCTCGGATGACGCTTCTCCCGCATCTTTCGGTGCGGGATTAGGCGAGGGAATAGAGAAAGCTGCCGGGGATTACGGTCAGGTTCAGCTTCAGCAGGCAGCCCAAGCCAAGCAGCTTCAGGACAAGGCGAATGCGGATGCGGACCGGGTGCAAGCCGCAAACGCTACGACCCAGATCTCTCAGGCCCGTAACAGTATCCTTTTCGGCAAGGATGCCACAGACCCGAATGCGCCTCCCGATCCCACAGCAGTTTACCGTCAGAGCGGCAAAGCTCTAGCGACTCTTCCCGCCGATGCAATGGACCGCTTCAACGGCGCGGCCGATGCGATCACGCAGGCTCTGCCACCGCATATCCAGTCGATGCTCGCTGAGCATGTGGCGGGGGAAAAGGACTCTTTCGACCTACAGGTTCACCGCTATCAGTTCGAGCAGAGTAACCGCGAGGCGACTGAAGCCTTCAACAACGCAGGCACTCAGGCGATAGCGGACGTGGGATTGAACTACCGCGATCCCGCAGCAACCCCACGAGCCTTTCAGATGATCCGAGCGGCCGGAGAATCATTAGCCGAGCAGGGCGGCAAGGATGCCCTTAAAGCCTATAACGATGGCGGGTACAGGAAGGACTTCGACAAGATTCTGGAGTCAGGCTTGGGCGGATTCCTCGCAGACAATAACGTTGCCGGTGCTCAGAGATATCTCAATCAGTACAAGGGCGAGCTTTCAGGCGGAGAGGTTCGCGAGACCCTGCAGAACCGCATAACAGCCGCAGGGGATCGATTGGAAGCTAAGCAGAAGGAAGGGGCGCAGGATGCCTATCAGGACGCTCTGAAGGGTGCTCTGAACGGTATACCGGGGTCAGACAGACTGGTGAGTGACGTACAGCTCCACGCCTTGCGACCCAATGACGTAGCGCGGCAGAGGCAGTTTTTGACCAACGCGATGGAAGCCGGTTCTTCCGAGAAGCGCTACGACACCATGACGCCCTCGGCTATCGATGCAGATCTCTCGGCAAAGAAGCCGACGACCGCCGCTCCAGGTCTTGCAAACGAGCTTGAATTATATAATTTGCAGCATCAGGCCGCGAAGAACAGTCTTGACCGCCGTGCTGCAGACCCTGCCGCATTTGTCTTAAGCACAGGCCAAGGCTGGCAACCGCTAGATCTTTCGAAGCCTCTCGCGTCTCAAGACACGACAGGGGCTTTGGCGCAGCTTAAGACCCGTGCGAATACGGCTCCCGATATCAGCGAGCGCTTGGGTGTGCCGGTCCCGCTTCTCTCGAAGTCTGAAAGTAAGGCGCTCGGTGGGCAGTTCGCCTCTCAAGGTCCTACGGGACAATTGAACCTTCTCACCGGCTTGCGACAAGGATTACCGACCGACGGAACTTATGAAAGCGTCCTGCATCAGATCGCGCCTTCATCTCCGGTCGCCGCGGTGGCTGGAATGATGGTGGACCGTCCGACAGATCGAGCCGCACCGACTTGGTATAACCCAAAATTCTCAGCCGACCCACAGGTCGCACAGAGGATCCTCCAGGGTGAATCGATCCTACGAGGCAAGGGCGAAGAGGCTGCCGGAACCGCAAATGACTCAGGGGTTTCGAAGAGTGGCTTTGCCATGCCTCCTGACAAGGAACTGATGCCTGCGTTCAAGAGTGCTGTTGGGGGCGATGGTTCCGATATGTTCAAGGGTCGGCCGCAGAGCGCAGAGCTTTACTACCGAGCCTATCGCGACTATTACGCCGCAGCAGCTTCCGAGAAAGGTAAATCGCTGGGTGAGTTCGATGCCGATATTGCGAAGGAGGCTGGAGATAAGATCTTCGGGCAAGATGGCGCGACGACATACAACCACACGAACCTAGTCGTTCCTCATGGAATGGATCCGTCACGCTTTGAAGGCACGATGGATAAGGCCGTGCAAAGCTCTCTCTCGGATGCAGGCTACAAGCCGGGGCAGATTGCGGCTTTGAAGGAAATGCCTATCCGGGAAATCGGTCCTACGCTCGGGACTGGGCGGTATGTGATTACCAGAGATGATGGCTTACCGCTCAAGACCCCAGACGGCAAGGACACCGTGATTGTGGATCTTCATAAGCAGTTCTCTCGAGCTGCGGGGCCGATTGAAAGACCCTCCGCAGAAGCCCAGGCGGCTGTGGATAAACAGGTGGCTCAAGCGCCATGAGCCTATTCGACGAACAGAATGCCGCGGAGTCGGATTACCTGGACGGTCCCGGCTTCACAGGCAACGACATGCATCCTTCGACTTTCGAGGGACTGACCCCTATGACGCCTCTGAAGGGCGCATATTCCGGGGTAGCTGAAGGACTAGGGACGGTGGCTAAAGCCGCTCCAGGGGCTTTACAGTCGGCTGAGCGCTTCATTGCAGGGGTTCCGGACTCAGGACCCGACGAACCGTGGAAAGCGACCGCCGATGAGATGGCGGATACGTTTGCTCAAACCGCTAAGGCTCAGGCGAAGTCCATGATGCCGGATCCTGAAGTGACGGGTTCCGGAACGAACCTCATCTTCGGCTTTGCGCATGCGGCCTCTCAGGCTATTGCCGCCACGGCAGTTACGAAGGACCCGATAGAGGCTGCCCCACTCTTCGGCTACCTGCAAGGCATGGGACATTACCGGGACCTGAAGGACCAAGGGGTCGATGAGGACACCGCCGAGCGGGCGGGGAAGCTTGAAGGCTTACTCTCAGGAGCTTCGTTCCTGGCTCCTGCGGGCTTACCGGCGAAGTGGCTAGGGGAGATGACTCCTGCCATGCAGGCCGTCACCCAGCTCACCACGGGGGCTTCCGTGAATACCGGAGTCGGGATGGTCAGTCGGTATCTCACCGCGGACGCTTTGACCAAGGCGGGGTATCCGGAGCTTGCCGAACAGAATAAGGTCGGAGATGGCGAGGCGATCCTCGCAGACATGCTCTCCGGGGCCTTTTTCGGCGGCATGCACTTCTGGGCGGGTCATACCCAGACGATGGCTGATACCGCCAAAACCTTGGCCGAGGATGGGGTTCTAGACCCCGCCATCCGTGATGCTGCAAAGGTCGCACAGGACCAACGGGAGATGTCGATCGACCGCGCTCCAGGAGTGCCTGTGGATGCCCAAGCGGTCTCAGCTCACCATCAGGCTCTAGAGAAAGCTTTGGCCGATCTGGGACAGGACAAGCCCGTAGATTTCGACGACATGCATATCCTTGACGGAGCGACTTTCGCCCGCCAGCCGCAGGATGAGATTATCGATGCTCACTCCCGAGCGATCATCCATCAGGAGTTCATGGATGCTGGGGTGCTGTCGGAGTCCTCCAAGGTCGATCAGTTGGATGCGGCATTGGAAGGCAAGTATACCGAGCGACCGGTGAAACCTTATGTTGGTGACGTGACCGTTCCCAAGGATGACGGCACCACGCAATCAGCCGAAGAGGCGACCGTTCAAGCCAAAGAGACAGCCGCGAACGACGAAACACCTCAGCTTTTGAAAGCAGCTTCCGACTGCGTAGGTCGCATATGAGTATCCGTGAAGACTGCCGCGACTTCATGACCGAGCAGTTGGGCCATGCGATCTCGGATAACAAGCTTGACGATATCGAAGCCCGTGTCAGTCGCAACATGCGCCAACTTGGACGGGAGGATCCTGAAGCCTGGCAGCAACTTCCCTATCACGAACGCGTACAGCAAGGCGCTGCCGCCGCCGCCAAGGAAATGGCGGAAGAGTTCAAGCAGCAGCAGTTCAGACTTCAGAAGCAGATCGAGGCTCACCAACGAATTGAGTCAGTCCTTGCTAGTGCGCCGGATCGCAAGGCTGGGGATAAGCTTAAAGCCGTCAGTCGTCTTGACGACTTTGACCCCCGCAGAGCCGAGTACACGAGCGCTCATTCATGGGCGCAGGCGATCCAGAAGGAAACATGGTCTGAGCTGATGCCGCTCTGGAAAGCGATGCCGGGGAACTTCTTTGGGCTTTTTGAAAACAAGGCTGGTCACGATGCGCTGTGGAAAGAGCTTCACCATGAAGACAGCGGCAACTCGACTGCCAAAGCAGGCGCTGCAGCGTGGCACAAAGTCATGGAAGAGAAGCGCCAGCGCATGAACGACGCAGGCGGCAATATCGGAAAGCTTCAGAACTACGACATGCCGCACCACAACAGTCAGTCGCGAGTAGCCGCGGCCAAGATCGACAAGTGGACTGCGGATACGTTGCCTGAATTGGATCGCGCGCACTACATCAATCCCGATGGCTCTAGGATGTCGAACGATCAGATGCACGAGTTTCTGGGACATGCGTTTGATTCGATCATTACTGATGGCCAGCAGGACAAGAATGAAGCTGGGAAGAATGTGGCAGGCCACGGAATAATTGCTGATCGGGGTTCAGCTCACCGGGCTTTGTTCTTCAAAGACTCCGACTCCCACGCTCGCTACAATGCAAAGTATGGGGAGAAGAGCTTGCCTAATCTTCTGCTCGGACACATTCGAGGGATCTCTCGCGATATTGCATTGACTGAACGGATGGGACCTAACGCCGAGAGAACCCACGACTTCTTCAATGACCGTGCGCTCTTGGATGAGCTGCGAGAATTCCCAGAAAAAGAAGCTTATCTAAGGTCCCAGCATAAATATAACCAAGCCTTGTTCGATAAGGTCGCTGGCAAAGAAGAGGTAGTGGACTCCCGCGTATCACGTATCGGGCAAGCCTTTCGTAACTGGCAAACTGGAGTCAAGCTCCCCAAGGTTGTTATCACGGCTCTGGGCGATGAATCAGGCATGGCGGCAACCGCCTATGCCAATCGAATCCCTTATGGGGCGATGCTGAGGAACGAATTACGCACTTTGAATCCTGCTGATTCCACCGCTCGCGCTGCGATGCAGCATGCAAGCTTCGGACTGGAAACAACGCTGGGACACTTCAATCGCTGGGGACAGGAGGAATTTAATTCCTCATTCACCGCAAAGCTTGCGAGCACCGTGATGCATCTGTCTGGCGCGGAGCGCATGTGGGCTGCCCGTCGCGCAGGGACTGCGGCAACTCTCATGTCCTCGATGGGAAGCCTCACTCGAAAGATCGACCACATCGACAAGCTCACTCAGGCCGATCACGGTGTCATCGCACAGAAAGGTATCACTGATAAGACTTGGCAGGTATGGAGACGCGCCGAGGTAGAAGATCAAGGTCCTGACCGACGCACCATCCTGACTCCTAAAGCTGTCTGGGCTATCCCCGATGAGAAGCTCAAAGATCTAGGAAACCCCCGAGCGCTGAAACGTGAAGCTGTCACGCAGCTTCTCGCGCATGCCCACGAAGAGGCTGGGATGGGCGCAATGGATACAGGACCTCGGCAACAGGTTCGAGTTAATCTCGGAAGCCAGAAGGGAAGCTACGGAGGGGAAGCGTGGAGAGCCTTCAACCTCTTCCGGGGATACAGCTTCTCGATGATGATGAAGCACTGGGGGCGTGCGGCAAACCAACCCGGTGTTTACGGGAAACTTCGGTACATGGCTCCCCTTGCCGTGTATGGAACGCTCATCGCTGCAGCGGGTAATCAGATTCGGAACGTTATCTCAGGACAGGATCCTGACTCCATGAAAGACTGGCGGTTCTGGGGGAAAGCGATTCTGCGCGGTGGCGGGATGGGGTTCTTCGGAGACTTCCTCTACAACGAAGCGACCCAGAACGACAACTCCCTGGCTGCGGGCTTGGGCGGTCCCGCGATGACTTCCCTTGAGGATATCTGGAACATCACAGGCAAAGCCGCCTTCAAGAAGGCCAAGGGCGAGAAGACCGACGAAGGGGCGAATGTCGTCAAGTTCCTACGCAATAACACCCCGATTCAAGGCATGTGGTATACCCAAGCCGCCTTTGACCATATGCTCTGGAACCATATGCAAGAAGCAGCAAGTCCGGGTTATCTCTCGCGCATGCAATCCCGCGCCGCAACCTACGGGAAGCAGTACTACTGGCGTCCGCAGGACACGACTCCTTCCCGACCGCCTGACATGAAACGCGCCATAGAGAGGCCGTCCCGATGACCGTCGCTAATCAAGGCACCTGGTTTCAGTACCTTGCGAACTCCGCCACAACCGCTTTCTCCTTCCCGAACAAGATCTTTCAGGCAACCGATCTTGCCATCACGCTCATCGCCGGGAATGAAACCGCAGCCCAACTGAATTACGTCTTTGCCTACGTCTCAGGAAACACCTTCCAGAACACCGTCCTTGGACTGACCGCGACGGTGAGCAACGTCGATGTGGATAGCGGGGCTTTGGTCACGTTCTCTGCTGCCCCGACTACGGGCTTTACGGTGGACCTCCGAACAGACACTCCGGACACCCAATCGACCTCCATCAAGAATCAAGGTCAATATCTCCCGGACATCATCGAAGAGGCTTTCGACCGGGCTACCCGTATCGTTCAGGACGCATTGCGCCTGACCTACACCTTCGGCATACACGGACCGGATAACGAATCAATCCCGTGGCCAGCCTTCCCGCCTCCTGCTCAGAGGCTGGGATTGACGGTCATGATGGATCCGGTGCAGGGATTGCCGACACTGGGTACACCTGTTTCCCAGATGATTACTGCGGCACTCGTAGGGCAGTTCATCTTCCCGCCCCTTGCGGTTGAGGGAAGCTATCCAGTCGCTCTGCAATATCCTTACGGAAACGTTCTGCGCTACGGCATAGTCCCGAATAACTCAGGAGCCGCGACCAGTAATGCTCAGATCCTCTCCGGACTCCTGAATCCGACCACGCTCTCCTATTCGGGAAAGATCGATTTCCCGAACACTACAGGTCAGGATGTCTATTCCTTCGCCTGTACGTCTGCGACGACAATCCAGATGCAGGGGGTGCAGTGGGAATTGAACGACTGCACGCTTGCGTTCTCAGGTACGTATGACCCGACTTGGAACGGCATCGCATTCATCCGTTTCATCCGTGATGTGACCATAGAGAACGGCAGCATCTCGGTCAATTTCATCACGACCACCGAATCCAATTCCGGCATGGCCATATTGATCGGGAGTCGTTCTGGATATCCGTTTGGCCGATGGCCTGCGGGGATATTCGATCAGGACAATCTCGTTGGAGCGACCCCGCCATTGCCCCCGATGGGGAATAGTGCCGTCCGCAACGTGCGCTTCACGTCCAATAACCCAAGCTCAAGCGGCCCCCCTGGAATCGTGATGATCCTTGGCGGTCTACGTGGAGTTGATGTTTCGAACAATTGGTTCAATGGCCAAGGCGTCATTGAATCAGGGGTTTATTACGAGTTCGGCTTCGCGAGCACCAATGGGCAACCCGGTAATCAGGCGCTGTGGACTTCTTCACACATGTGCGCTTCGCGGTTCAAAGACAACGTCTGCACCAATATGCTCACCACCGGATCAACCGGCTCTGGCATTTCCCTTGTCGGTGCTCACAACTGTGTAATCGATGGTCTGATTGTCGATAGCGCTGTCAATCTCTTCACCTACAATCCCGGTGAGGCTTTGAACTACCGCCAATGGATTCCGACCGATGCGGAAGGGGGTAAACGCGGCATTCAAGTGCGTCGCGTCGTTGGAACCAACCTTTCAGGCATAGGCTTGGTGCTGGCGGGGTCGGAATCCTCTGCAGGAGGCTATCTCTCAGGCGCAGGATTGACCTCAGCTCAGCAAACCGAACTCATGGAGTTTGATGTCGATGGTTTTGCGTTGAATGCCGCGGGAGCCGGGATCAGCGTCACCGGTCCCTGCAGCATCCGAAATGGCATCTGCGATTCTGCTACGGGTTCAGGCATCATCATTTCGGATGATTGCATTACATTCAGTATCGACCGTGTGAAGCTTTTGAATGCAGCGAGTTCCGGCTTGAAAGGCTTTGCCTCGGGTATCTGGCCGACTCCACGTTTGAAGATGGGCACGGTCAAGAACTCCCTCTTTGCCAATAACACCTCCATCGGCGCGAACATGGTGAATTGCCAGTACGTGAAGTTCACCGCCTGCCAGTTTGGCTACGCGCTTTTACGTGATGGCGTTGCCGAGACCGTGCAAACTATCGGCATCAACTGCACGGGCGGTGGGGTGTATGCGGAAGGCTGCTTTGGTGCAACGCCCAGCGGCTCGGGCCACGTGTACAACAACTCCGGCACGCTCACCAACTCCTGCAGCATCCAGGCCCCGCAGGGCGAGGTGACGATCGGTGGGACTTGGGACTTGAACTATGTGGCGCAGGCGACATCGACCGTCATCGGTTCAGCGGCAAGCGTCGTCAACACGGTCAACAAGTACGCGGGTCGCGAAGCGAACGACGTATCGAATCATCGAATCATGGTCGCCATTGGTCCGAACCCAACGGATGCATGGTGGGTGGCGGACGGCTCGACTTCGGTCACGCCTTCGTGAGCCGCGATGGACGGCCGCCCTATGACGATTACGAGGACGACCCGAATACGCGCATCGTGTATGTAAAATCTTCCAATGGAAACGGATGGAATTACTTCACCCAGGCTCTCATGGTGGCGCTTTTTCTCGCGGCGGGCGCGGTCATCTGGAATCTCTCAGGGGAGGTGCAGGTCCTCAAGTACAAATGTCCAAATCAGCCCCTCGAGCGCGGTTATGAATCTCCTAGACAGCCCTGACGCAGTGCATGCCTCGGACGGCTCGCATGTGCAGAGTGTGCGGCTTACCATGCCGCCAGCCAAGGACCTGATGATGGGCACAATCCTCGCTCTCAGCATCGTCATCAACATCTGGCTCATCTACGAATACCGGGACTTTCGTACTCAGGAGTGGCTGAAGAATAACGATCTCACGTTCTTCAAAACGAACGAATATGCGGACCTAAAAGCAAAGGTGCTCTCTCAGGAATCTCTCATCAATTCATACGGGCTTAGGCAAGCCTGCAAGGAGAAATGAAATGTCCGGCGACGGTGGAATAATCGTAAGAAATGCAGCCATGCAAGGTCTGAAAGACCCTCTCGTTCACGGCGCTTTGCCGCCCGACATGGCGAAGAAGCTCGACGCCATCTTTGCGGCTGATCCGGGGACTTGGAATCCCCAGCAGTGCGCAAGCGTTGGTCAGGCCATGAAGTGGGCGCTCACGAATCTGTGATATGCCGGACGCGAAAGGGCACGACAGCGTTACTCTGCGTGAGTACGTGGATATGCGCTTCGAGGCTTCCAAGGAAGCTATCAGTGCGGCTTTGTCTGCTGCCGACAGAGCTGTTGCAAAGGCTGAAATTGCGGTTGAAAAGCGCTTCGACAATACAAACGAATGGCGCGGAACGGTCGAATCATTGCAACGTGATTATCCGACTCGCACGGAAACCAATCAAGCTTTTAGCACTATTGATGCAAAGCTCGACGTCCAACAAAAAATCATTTGGGTTGGGCTCGGGATCGTTCTGGCGGGACAGTTCTTTCTGGGTATCGCACTTGCCATAGTGCTGTTCTTTTTACGTAAATAGAGGTTTTATGATTCTTCTGATTCAAGTAGTCTGCGTGATCGCAGCCTTTGCTCTCGTGTATTGGTTCATTCAGTCGGTGAATCTCCCGCCGCCCATCAAGGCGCTGATCCTGTGCATCCTCGGACTTGTGGGTATCGTCATGATCTATAACTTTGCAGTCGGGGGGAACCTGGTCGCTGGACTACATCCAGTCCGGTGAACCTCCTTCTCACCCGTGGACCGCCAGCCGAAGACTGCACTCTCGGCAAGCTCAGCGTTACAAGCTATTCTTGGTACACGCTTGAGCCGCCGTGGCTTCCGGACCTCGATTACCTGGGCGGTACGCCGCTCCTATCCTGTGTGCCGCCCGGAGTGTATGCGCTCATCCCGCACGATAGCGTGAAGCACCCGCGCACCTTCGCCCTTTCGAATCCAGACCTTGGGGTTGTCGCATCCCCTGCATCCGACATGCGCGACGATGTGCTCATTCACTCAGGCAACGTCCTAGCCGACACCGAAGGCTGCATCATTCTGGGACTGCGGGATGGCATGATGTACGGGCAGGATGCGGTGTTGGAATCCCAGCCTGCGATAGCTGAATTCCGCATTGCTGTGCCTTGGGTTGAGGGGCATACTGTTTCCATTCTGGAGGCCACCGAATGAATGAGAACATCTTCCAGCAGGCTTGGGACTTTTGGATGTCGCATGGCACCAAGATCCTCGGCACCCTTTCCACGGTCGATATGGCGCTTCTGACGTTAAAGGCGCAAAGTCCGGAGATGTTCGGTTCTACCATGACGACATGGCTCACTATCGGTGGAGCGGTTCTCGGAGCCCTCACCATCCAGCGCGGCAATGCGAACACCAATGCCATCGCTACTGCGGTAGTCGCCAAGCAAGAATCTCAAGGACTTTCACCTTTGCAAGGATCTGTCAAACCATGAAGTACCTTATCCTCCTGGCCGCTCTTACCCTCGCAGCCTCAATATCTAGCTGTGCAACCTTAGGCTCGATTACCGGCAATGCCGGTGCGGCGGAAACCGCCGTCATTGAGTTCTCGACTGCCAAGATCATAGAGAAGGAATCAGGCCCTGCAGCGCAGGCCGCAAAGGCTCTTGCTATCAAGAACATCGCAACCGAGGTCAAGGGCGTGGCCTCAGGAAGTGCAACCCCTGCATCCTTGCTGGCGGTCGTAACCCCGTTCATCGCCAAGCTTCCGCAGTCGGACCAGATTCTCGCCAACATCCTAGTCGGGCAAATCGTGGCTGATCTGGGAGTGAAGGTGAATGCAAGTATTCTCTCGGCAGTGAACTCAGCCGCAGTCAGCGCAATCATGAATGACGTGATTTCGGCTTGTAACCTCTACATCCCTACTGCCACTTGATGCTCTCTGCCTAAATTGACTTAACCCAACACGCAAAGGAACTCACATGGCCAATGACATTCTCGTCGTAGTCACCCCTGTCTCCCCGCCGCCCCAGCTTCCCGGCACCGCCGCATTCGGCAAGGTGACCCTTGTCGTCACGGACGCCTCAGGAGCCGTACAGACGCAGTCTGTGACAGGCGTTGAGAACCCCCCTTACTCAGCCACCTTCACGAACCTTGCGGCCGGTGCAGGCTCTGTCGTGGCGACTTGCCTGGACGTTAATGGCGCGACCTTGGGTACGGCACTGTCCCAGGCGTTCACCACGGCTCCGGCGACTGGAGCGGGTACCTTTCCGCAGCCTGGATCCATTCAGGTCACTGCGGCTTGAACGATCGGGACATCGACGGGAGATTGAAGCGGCTCGAGGAGCTGGTCTATCTTCTTGTCGATATCGCCCGCAGCGAGGGCCGGGACATCCACCGGCTCGAGCGGGAGTTTAAGGCAAGCCGAACATTTCCCCAGCCTGCCTCTATCTCTGTACGTCCTCTGAATCAGTAGGCGAGTAAGGCGCTTCCGATTTCAGAGCGGAACATAGCTCTGTGATCCAAGGTGAGGCAGTTCCAACTATAGGCAATCCGCCATAGAGCCGCTTCGGCCCTTCCGGCTTTGGGATCACTGAATCCAGCGGCACATTCAACACGATAGCTGAGCGCCATAGGAGGTCCACAGGCACGCGCTGACGGCCTTTCTCCAGATTGGCATAGGTGGCTCGGGGAACTCCAATCGCCTTAGCAAGCGCCTCCTGCGTGAACCCACGGGCCTTGCGTTTGATGGTGAGCAAGATCCCGATTTCGATCTGGAAGGCTTTGAGGTCGAAGTCAGCCAAGGGTTTTCCGCTTTAGCAGTTGCTTAATGATCCAGATCAGATTGGGGAACGCATGCTCTGCATTCGGACTGCCGCACAAGTCGCAATCGCCGTGCAGCTCTTTAGTGTCGGTGTGCTCTTCCCACGTCATCAGTCCCGGCCTATAGCACAGCGAGCAGACGCAGAAGCGGCCCAGAGGGTCTTTCACTTAGGCTCCGATTTCGATTTCACAGCAGAGCCTAGCGCTTCATTCAGTGCCTCAACGATGATCTTGGATGAGGTTTTGCGAGAATCCCAAGACCCCGTTTGAGTTGCCCCCACGATCCTCTCCAGGGCCGCGCGCAGGCGCGTGATCTCCTTGCCTTGGCGTTCGACCATCGCGGCTCCAAAATTGCCACAATCGCAGCTAGGGCATATCCCCGGTCCTCCACACGATTGGTTGAAATACCGCAGCCCACATATCGTGCAGAGCATTCCGCCCGGAATTGTGTAGTCGTTCATTTAGGCTCCTGCGGCGGTACTGTCGGCACAATCTCCAAAGCCGACAACAACATTGTCTCTGTGTTCCGCCAACCTACGCTCGCTCTAGACCAAGTCGCAAACGAGATTATGAATCCACAGAACCATTGCGCGCGCTCAAGATCCGGCAAGCAATCCACGTAGTCACGAGTACCCTGCAGGAATCTGATAGCGGCATCACAGCCTTGGTCGACTGGTGCTTTCATTTAGGCGGTGTCGGTTCGTCACTGGGTCTTATCGGCCACACTTTGATTTCTGATGCTCCGAATTTGTACCCACAGTAAGGGCAAGGCGCAGACGGCCTTTCCAAGAAAAACCGCGCGCAGAAATGGCTCCCGCACTGCCATATAACGTGCTTCTCAGCGCCACGAAGCAAGTCTTCTAACGTTACAAACGTATGCCCAATATCTGGATATCGCTTGACCTCGTGGCCTTCCCATCGTTTCGCTCGAAGGCAGAAGCTTTTTCGGTCCGCCTCATAATGAAAGCATGGCGGACCAAGATTCATGACAACCTGGTCCCAATCGGCGTGGGAGGCAGCTTCGATTAACTGGTCCTTTGTCATCTTGGCGTCACCCAAGCAAAGTATCGTATTTGATGCCGGTCGCGTCGTGGATTCGCACGAGCGTCACCACATCGCATCCCTTACCGGCTTCGATTCTGCATAGGGTCGCGGGGTTGACTCGCATCGAGCGTGCAAATTCCCGCAACCCAAGACACCGCAGCTCGCGAGCAAGTTTCATGGTCCTAGCGAGCTGTTCAGCCCATTGGTGCTGAGATGCGCTCATATGGTCTCTAGCGGCTCTGTGACGCCCAGCAGCTTCAGGATTTCCCTAGCTAAGGCCGCTTGGCTCGCATTGTCGGTATAGGCGTAATCGTACTGAATCTGGATGAAATCAAATGGTTCGCCCATACCCTCGTGCTGCATTTTGATGTGCACGGTTCCCATAAAGTCCTTCTCGACCCAGACACGCTTGCCGTGCAGCTTCACAATTTTAGCTATTTCAACCATGACGCGAAGTTGAGTTATGACTGTGCCAGCGCCAACGGCGGCGGCATCGTCGGGATAGGAATGCCCGGATAGGGCTTCCGAAACGATGGCCCCTTCATCCACTGATTGCGAGCGAGAGCAGCGAGTTGCCCAAGATCGCCGCGCTGATATTCGTCCGCGTGTTCCTGGATATCCTCGATCAGCTCGTGTACGACCGTACCGCCGCATTCTCGCATCAGCCAGTCGGCCAGCACGGCGCAATGGCTGCAAACCCTATGGGTGCTCGCAGAGCCATCATAGACGCTATCGTGGCGCTCGTGAGGCTCGCCCACAAGGATGGTGCGGCGGCATTCCCCGCAGAGATGCTCGACGCGAGCGACCGGAGTCGTCACGCAGTAGACGCTTGCGCGTTCGTCAGAGCCGTCAATCCGGCACATGTTTCGCTCCTGGGTTGTAATCGGTTCAGCCGATGGGGACGCAGATATAATGCTCGTTGTCGCCGTCGCCATCGATGATGTCGTGTCCCGCCTCTTGGCAGGCTGCGAGCGTGGTAAACGGCGGCGCATCGGTGTAGCGATACTGTTTCTCGATTGTGCCCGCTGATGGGCCGCTTGACCAAAATAGAAAGATCCAAAGTACCCAAGTCATTTCGGTTCTCCTGTGGGTGGGTTGTCTGGTGCTAACGTTCTAACAAGATCTTCGGCAGCGTCAAATTCGTTATTGGTGACCTTGCCTGCTGCGATCAAAATATTCCGCACTTTAATCGCATCGCCCACCTGTTTCTCAAGGAATTTTATGCGGTGGTGAGACTGAAGGTGCGGAACTCTCCTTTTACTTTCCATGTTCCCGTCCGTTTGACAATTGGTTAATTTTCGCCAAGGATCTTACGAATGCGCGCATGCGTGTCCATGCCCAAGCCGCCATTGTTATCTAGCTCTTTGAGCAGCGCTCGCCATTTTGGCTCTGGCGGGTCAGGGTCTTGCTCAGCTAAAAGCTCGCCCTCGCAGGACCAATACTGGGTGATGCGCCGCATGGGATCTTCCTGCGTACCTTTCCCGCGCACCGTAAGAGACGTGCGGATCACTGGAATTATATAAACGTCTGTATTTGGTGCGCTCACTTGGCCTCCGGTGTCGTTTGATCTTCGGGTTTGTCCGGCAGAACTTTATTCAGCCAGTCGCGCAGTGCGCGGGCCTCATGCACGTACATCCAATAGGCTCCGAGGAATAGGCACTGCCCTTGCACCTTGGCGCGTAGGCGCTCGAACGTTGGCGGCGAAGGGATACGCTCCTCAAAATGCAGGGAAAAGTCGTCTGCTTTGTTGAAGGTCTCCTCTCGTTTAGGTGCCTCATGACCGTCAGACATATGCCCGCAGTGCGTTGCGCTCATGCCGCCTCCCATCTGAGTTTTTGCTGTAAAGGATGCTCGTCTGTGCGAGGCCGCGAACGTCGGGACCAACCTTTCTTCGTAGGCTTAGTCTTGCCTGTCACCTTGAAACCTGCGCCGCGTAAGCTCGCTCCGCTTTCTTCAACGAGTGTATAGGTAAGTACCTTGCGATAGCCCATTGCCGTTGCCACACGCACGCAGACGCGATACAGGAAGCTACAAGCGTTTGGAGTGCCATCGGTGCAGCACCGCCGGATTTCAACCGTATTGCCGTCCTGAAGCATCCTAGCGACCGGCATGGCTACAATCGCACAGCCCACGAATCTACCCTCATGCTCACAGCCCACAGCGAACAGCGCGCCCTGAATCTTCTTTTTCAGGTGGCGGTGATTCGCAGCCACGTAGGCGGTAGCAGCTCGTAGAGTCATAGGCTTCACGTTCAGTGCCGTCTCTCCGAGCTGTCACGCCACATCGCATTGCTGCGAGACCGGTACAACCCGGCAGATCGGGCGGCGTTCCCCATTGGCCTGTGCTGCGTCATGTTGTTACGCTTGCATCGCTTCATGGTTTCGGTGTCACGGTTTGATCAGGTAACACGCGCCCGTTGCCCTTGCACCGCGAGCACGTATACGAACTCAGGTGCGCACCGCCCGGACCTACCGGCCAGTGCGGTTCAATTTCACCCGTGCCACGGCAATTCGGACACTGGATCGTGCGCTGGTGCCAATCGATGCTGCTCACGGCTTCTCCGGCGGTTACACTGGGTCGCCAGACCTTCGCCCGGACGCCCAAAAGCTCACTGTCTAAAAGCGCGATCGCCATATCCTCGCCGTAGGCGCACAACACGATTCCGAAAGGCGGACACGTAACTTTGTCGCTCGAGGAAGCCCCCGGCCTGTGCCCGCGCTCGAAGTAGATGCGGCCTTTCAGGAATATCAGCGCTTGCGCGGCGTTCATGTAGTCCTGCAGGGCGTGCGTTTCGGTGCGCGCTGGCATAAGCGCAATACCGTACCCGTGCTCGACCATTCGCTCGTACCATGGCCGCTTCCCTGAGAATGGCGGATTGAGCCACACAGCGCCTTGCCAGTCGGCTGTGAGGCCATTCTCAACCTTGGTCAGATGAACCTTCGCCGGGACTGACGACGGTGGAGCGCCTGGGCTGCACGGATCCAGATCGAAGGCGACGCCCAAGGATTTGAACAGCCACGATGGTGTGTACCATTCATCGCTCTTGGGGCTAATGCCAGCGGTATCGAACAAATCTGCTTGTCTCACTGACTCTCCGATGTTGCGCCGCTGCGCAAGCAGTGTGGGCGGGCTCTGACAGGGCTTGAGTACTTGCCCCTAGTTTCGCCTTGCAGGCGGGTGGCACTGTTAGTCGGGAACGCTGCACATCCAGCAGCTCCGGACGTTACGTTTTGCGCCGTGGGGGATCTCGCCCGTTTCCTGAGTTTCCTGTCAGGGCCCATAACTTTTACCTAGGTTCCGGTGTTGCGCAGGAAGCGCGTCGTGCGATCGAGAGAAGCAAATCCCGAAACGCTAGCGGTGTACGGCTTGCCTCTTTGGGTTTCAGTCGTGGCAGTGGCGAATCGCCATGGTTGGCGCAGTATGAAATCTGCGCAGTCGGCTCCGGCACCGACCAATCAAGGGATGGCGGCGTGCCGGGTCCAAAGAAATATAGCCACGTCAGCTTGCGCGCCTTGTGGCCGTACGCTCCCTGAGATACCTGGGCGACCCAGCCGCCGCAGATAGCCTTCACCCAGCCCGCTCGAGGAGGCCGTGGCAGGCCAAACTTCGGCCACGCATACGAGAAGGCCGGATGCTCAAGAACGCCTCCCCAGCGCCGTACGGCTGCGAGCGCGGCGGCAAAGCAACCGCCATCGTCACCCACCTTGTAGCCGTAGCGCTTCTGGATGATGTAGGCGAGCTGGCACCAACGAGAACACGGGGGGATGAGCGACTACGGGATGCGGCCCTTTGTAGGCTCTGGCGTCTCGATCGAGGGTCCACGGATGAACACCAGGGAGTCCGCAATACACACCGTCAGTTTCCACGAAAAGGGCAGCAACAATCGGCATATAGGTACATGGACAGTCGGATACGCAATCCCCATCGCCGCTATAGCCAGCGCCATTGCAATCCACGCACACCGGGTCAGGCAGGCACATTAAGCGATCATCCATTGTGACCAGTGCATACGCGCTTCAAATATCCGCAGCGCTGGCAGCGCGCAAAGTACGGGATGCCCAACTCATCAACCAGCGACCTATAGAACAGGTGGCCTTTGAACCAGCAGATCACTCGCATCACGGCGCTGTCACCCGCTCTGGATGCCACGGGCATAGCTCCCATTCGCCTACTTCCTCGCGCTTGCGGTCGGCCTCGGGCGGTTTCTTCAGCTCAAGACAGTTATCGCAGGCCCAAGCTCTTTGGTATGTGGCCCAAGGCGGCGCGTCGATACACGGTAGGTCGAGTTCGTAGAACAGCCCGTCGCGGTCGATTGGATCGACGCTGATCACGGTGGTTTCCTTGCCAGCATAGTAATGCGGCTCCCCGTCGTAACAGCGGCAACTGCGCACGATGCAAACGTCGCCAACCTTGAATTTCACGGCTATTTCTCCTGAGTCACTTTCGCACTAGGAGTGCGTCTCTCCAATATTTGTAAGCTCTTGCTTCCAAGCCTTCACGATCTCATTCAGCTTTTCGCGTATGTACTGGATGTCGCTAGGGCGGTCGATGTTGATGACAGCTTCCCTAGGGTCGCCGGGGCCGCTGCTGTCCCTGAACGTCAGGGACGCGCTAGACCACGACTTCTCGACGGTCACCAAAGCAACCTCGACCGTGACGCGCCTAGTTCTCACGCGCCGCCCTATTCGCGTCGTTGCGCTCTATCTGCCGCAGCCTACGGGCGATCTCTTGTTCACCCTGCTTCTGGACAGGGGCATGACTGCGCCGCAGGCGGAAGCTCTTAGAGCGTCTGGCGAGCTGATGCTCAAAGCCGTTCACTCGATTGTTGACTTGGCTGAAGATGTCCTTCAGCAACGCCATGCCGGTCAGTATCTTGGCTTGGGCTTTCACTAAAATGCTGTTTTTCATGCGTGAATCACTCCGTCTCTAACAACAGTTCAACTGGCTCTCTTGAACACTTTGCTCGCTGGCCAATCTGCCGCGAGCATGAGGTCCTTCTGCACCACAAGATAAAGCTCGTATTCGGTTCCGTAACGCTTGTTGAAGATCTTCCTGCCTGCAGCAATCGAGGCAGGAGTTCCTACTCCTCGCCAGAACTGCCTCTGCGGCTCGGTCCACTGTCCGCGGTGATGCCCGGCACACAGGGGCAGAGTAAATGCATGGCCTAGCCTGTGGCCGCGCAAGATGTGGTGGACCTCCGGAGGAAACCCAATTCCAGTAGCGGAGGGACTCGATTCGACACGCCACGCACCCTAACTGCAGCATGCGGGTGAATCGTTCCTGCTCGGCACGGGTGGGTTTGGGGTGGTTCATAGGTTTCCATGCCTGCGATTGGCGTTGCAGCTCCTCCAAACTTCCACAATCAGCTCCTCCGTCATTCGTTTGGCCTTGACCTTTTCGTGTTCGATAATGGCCGTAACCAATTCACCTTCAGCCGCAATCACTCCCGGGGCAGCCTCAGCACTGGCTTTGCGAGCTTCCACACTGCCACTGAAGAGTGCGAAGTGCTTTGCTCGAGCCAACTTACAGCCGTACTCGCGTCTAGCGACGTTGCCCTTGAGTTCTGCAGCCAGCTCATCGGTCGATGAGAGGTATTCCAAGGCTTGGGAACAACGCTCTTCGGTCACGATGCTCATCGCACAGAAGCCTCAAGTCCGGAATCGTCAATGTCACGATAAGGCTGCGGCGGTCCCACAGCAGCCTCAATCGCCTCCTCCAAGTCCGTGTGAAGCCAGTTGCCGGGATCGCTCTGCACAAGCTTCAGCAAATGGCAAAGTCGTTCAATTTCAGCCAGAGGCTTAAAACCGCACTTCTGGCACGAAGGCGGGTCGTACAAGGACGCGAGCCAATGATGCTTGCAGTTCTTCATCGCGTGAAGCTCGGATCAAAGTTTCTGCGAAATTTCCACAGCGCCAGCAAATGCTGGAACGGGATAAAGTGATTGGTGTCGTCGTCCCATTCGTGCGGATAGATGAGGCCCGGAACCGTGGAGCTGATGAAGAGGTTGATTTTCTTCACCCAAGGCTTACCGGCAGCTTCTGCTTGGCACCACAACTGCATCGCATGCTCTGGGTAAGCAAAGGTCTTATCCGGCATGGCTTTGAAGTCTTTGCACTTGAAATCGATCACGGCCTCTTCGGAGTGAAGATCGAGCTTGCAGCCATAGCCTGATGGGTGAGCGAAACTCTGCTCGGCATGCCACTTCTGAACCTTGGGGAAGCGGCAGAGGATCCAAGACACGACCGGCATCACGTAGGGCTTATGCTCTTCGGATACCGCCTGGCCTTCGTAATAGCCTTGAATGGCTGCGTGAAGCTCTGTGCCGCGATTACGCGCCTTATCAGCCTGAGCCCCTGCATCCACCTTGGCGCGGGTGATAAACGCTTCCAGCGTCTCTCCTTCGATCCTGGGGAGGGTCATCGAGGCGAGGTACGCCTGATTGATGAGCCATTGAGTGAGCTGAGGTTTAGCCTCAAGCTGAGCAATAGCCGAAAACCCCGGTACAAGTCCGAGCTTTCTGGCGTCCCGCAGAGTGCAAGGACGCATCTTGCCGTTAGAACCCAGAATTTCGTAAGCGGCTGAGCCATCCTGGCGATACCAGTGCTGGGATTCGCTTGCGAGGCCAGTTGTGACTTGAGCGTCCATCAGAACGGAATATCGTCGTCGAATTCGTTGTCGGTCGCGACTTCCTCTTTCGGAGGAGGGGGAGGTTTCGGGCCAGCCTTCGGCGTTCGAAGGCGCAAGCCCCCGACGATCTTTCCGCCAAAGCTCACGTTCGGATCCACGTAGACTTTGACCTTGTTGCCGATCCAGTGGTCAGTGTCATCGCCATACGCCTGCTCGAGCACGCGGATGGTCGTCATATTCATCGCCATGCCCTTGGCCTCTTCCTTGAAATAGAGGACCCATTTCTGGTCGCCCTGGTCTCCAGACATGTCTTCGAGCTTGACCGATTTAATGGTCATCACCCGGTCTTCGTCGAAGTCCTCCTTGCGCAGGAACTTGCTGACGATCATTTCGCTTACCTTTGGCATACATCCTCCCGTATTCGTAAATCCATCATGTCGAGCCACGCCAAGTAGGCGGGATCGGAATCAAGTTGTGCGCGCTCTTCCTCGTAGCGCTGCTGCTCGTTCTCTTCCTGCTGCCGCCAGTCCGCTCCGCTCATGAGAACGGACTCCAAAGGACGATAGCGAAGCCCAAGATTGCGCAGAAGAAGGTGAAATAGGTCAGAAGCGTGTCTTTATCCACGGGTCACCTCTTCGAAGAAAGCATCCACCTCGGCCATCTGCAGCCGCAGTTGCTCGGCTTTGCAGCGCAGGGGACGCATTTGAATGTTGAGCTTTGCCAGTTCGTACTGCATGTCCGCCCGGTATTCGATGAGCGCCTGGCGCTCTGCGATGTCTAAGGTGACTGCTGCCATAAGTTGTGCTGCGCTCATGGAAGATACGATATACGCGCTTCTGCGAATGTTGTCAAATTTATGCGAAATGACGTAACATCGGACGCATGGTAGACCCAATAGAGCTTCTACGACAACGCCTCGAGGGCCATTCGCAGCGAGAAATTGCACGCGCGGCTGGGGTTTCGGACTCTCACTTGAGCGACATTTTAAGCTGTCGCAGGAGCCCCAAGGGGGTTTTGAAGTTCTTGGGTTTAGAGAAACGAGTCACATATCACTACGCAAATGGATCTGTATCTCAACGAGGAACTCATCGGGCGCGTATCTCCCGAGGGGATCGTCGTGGAGCTTGAAATGGACTTTCTGTGCTGGCCTGCGCTTGCGATTCTTGCTTGTGCGGCGCGATGTCCCGCACCATAATCGCTATCGGCGGCTTACCGTGACTGATCCTCACGGGACAGCCGAAAACCAATCGCCCGGTTGCCGCCGTCCTTTTTTCGGGCGACTGGATAGGCGGTTGAGTGAGCATTCAAGCGATGGCTTGGGCCATCGAACAGCAGGACATATTAGAATCAGGTGCAAGGCACCTTTTGCTGTGTCTGTGCAATTACGCCGACCAGAACGGCGATTCGATCTTCCCTTCCACCAAACGCCTCAGCCGGGACACAGGAATGGACCGGCGCACTGTACAGCGTCACCTTCGCAGACTCGAAAAGAGCATTCTCATCGTGCGCAGTAATGCAGCCATTGTGGTAGCTCAGATACGCCGCGGCGACCGCCGTCCAATGTGCTATCGAGTCGTTATGACGGGGCGGCATAATGCCACCCCGTTGATAGTACGGGGCGGCAGTAGTGCGCCTACGGAGCGGCATGTAGGTACATCACCGGGCGGCGTATTGCCGCCCGATCCGTCATCTGAACCGTCAATTAAACCTCGGAGCGTTTTACAAAACGATCCGGACTCTGAGAAGAACTTCCTGAGATTCCTTGAAGAGCTTGACGGCAAAGTGGTGAAGCAATGACCGAAGTACAGCTTGAAGGGCTACTCGATTGGTTCATTCGCAAAAACCTCTTACCTGCAGAACCTCGAGCGTACTACCGTGACATTTACCGCACGGCTTGCCGCGGACTCACGACTGAAGAACTCAAGGCTGGGTGTTGCGCGGTGCAGAAGAAGCATTTTCCGAAAGCTCCGCACCCACTGACCTTCAAAGCTCTTTGCCTTGGGGAATGGCAGCCAGCAACCCACGAACAGGCGAAGAAGCACATTCAGGCCATGAGAAAGGCTATTAATCCATGAACGAGCAAATCAACTGGGTACCGTTGCCTCGAAAGCGGCCGAAGAAGGTAAAGCTTCCTGATGCTTTGGAGCGCGCAGAACGGCTAATCGATTGGTACCGAGCGAACAAGCCAGATATTGCGCGCATTGCCGTTTCAGAAAGCTACTACAGGTCCTTCGAGGAGGGGGTAGGAACATACGGAATTCGTCTTACAAGTGCTGGTTTGGTGTGGCGCGATTTTCTTCTTTACGTAGCTCCAACATGAACCGCTATGGCTTCCTTGCCACTCTGGCTGCTTTTGCTCTGGTGGTGGCGATGATCGTGAGCTTGGTGAGGGGCTGTTCGTGATTACGCTCACCATTCCAGAAGCCACCCCCAGTGCCAATGTCACGCTGTGGGCACATTGGGCGGTCAAGGCGCGGTTAAGGAAGAAATGGGCATGGCTGGTGCGGGTTGCGAAGTTAAACGCCCAGATCGCTCCAGAATCGCTCCTGGGGGCATCGGTGAGAATTGACCGATACGGCAAGAGGCAACTCGATCACGATAACTTCGTTGCGGGATGCAAGAGTCTGGTCGATAGCTTGGTCGCTGAGAAGCTCATTGCCGGGGATAACCCAGATCAGGTGACGATCACGTACCTGCAGCACAAGGGCAGTCCAGGGCATACGGTAGTAACGATCATGAAGAACCGGGCCGCCCCGTCAGGTGATGAGTCTGACGGTTGCGGTATCACCGCGGCGGCTGGGCGGTGAGAAGCATAAGTGCTCGCTAAATATATTGCAATCTGATATATAATAATCCGATGGCTCGC